CTGAAGACATAATTAGGACTAAAAACAATACTCCTTCCTTTAAATTTGATGCATTATATGGACAATCACCATCTTCGGAGTCTGGAAACATAATTAAGATAGAATATTGGCAAGATTGGTCAAAAGATGAGCCACCTGATTGTGATTATATTATACAATCGTGGGATACGGCATTTTCTACAAGAACTACCGCAGATTACTCTGCTATTACTACGTGGGGTGTGTTCTCCGATGGTATATCTCCTCCAAATCTAATATTATTAGGTGCAGAACGAGGTAGATGGGATTATCCTACTCTTAGACAAAAAGCTGTAGATAAATGGACAGAGCATAAAGCAGATTCTATTTTAATTGAGAAAAAAGCTTCAGGGCAATCATTAATACAAGATTTGCGGTTAGCGGGTTTACCTATTTTTGAATTTAATCCTGATAAAGATAAAGTTACAAGAGCTTATACTATAACAGGTTTATTTCATAACAAAAGAATATATGCTCCGTTTAAAAAAGATTGGGCTATGGATGTCATAGACGAAGCAAGAGCGTTTCCGACAGGTAGTCATGATGATTATATGGATACAATTTCACAAGCATTGTTATGGATGCGCAACGGAGGATATATTTCCAATAGTGCGGATACATGGCTTGACAGCAATGAAGAAAACATATATAATAGACAACGCAAACGTTACTACTAACAGGCGACAATAAGGATACATATGGCCGTTGAAAAAAGAATACAATTAGAAGATGAGATTGGGGTAGAATTACCTGAAGATGGTGTAATGGATTCTGACATGGAAGTTACAATAGAAGATCAACAAGAGATAGACGCAGCTGAAGCTATGGGCATGTTGCCTGATGAAGAAGGCGGAATGGAATTAGACGTAGAAGATCATGAAGCTAATTTAGCTGACGCATTAGATGAACAACAATTAAATGACGTTGCAATGGAGTTGTCTGAAGCATTTGACAATGATAAAGATTCAAGACAAGATTATGACAGCATCGCAGAAGATGGTGTTACACTATTAGGTTTACAAGATGAACAAGGTGGCGAACCTTTTCCAGGAGCATGTAACGCAACACATCCAGCTTTAACACAAGCAGTTGTAAAATTTCAAGCAAAAGCATATAAAGAATTATTCCCTACAGAAGGGCCAGTACGTACACGTTTATTAGGAACACAAAATCCAGAAAAAATGGAACAAGCAAATCGTGTTCGTCAATTTATGAATTACCAAACACAATTACAAATGCCAGAGTATGGCCCAGAACTAGATCGTTTATTATTCTATGTCGGGTTGTATGGTTCTGCATTTAAAAAAACTTATTGGGATGCAACTCTGCAAAGACCGCGTACTCAATATGTTAAAGCACAAGATTTTTATATAGACTATTATGCATCTGATTTAGAAACAGCAGAACGTTTTACACACACGTATTCAATGTCACAAAATGAAATACGTAAATATCAAATAGCAGGAATGTTTAGAGATACGGAAGTATTGGATTCACCAATGGATGGAGAATCTAATGCAGAAGAAACAGCAAATGAAGCTGTTGGTGTAACTAGACCTTCTATGCAAAAAGATCGTGTAGAAATGTTAGAGATGCATGTAAATTTAGATTTACCTGGATTTGAAGATGAAAACGGTATTGCATTACCTTACATTGTTCATATGACAGATGACAATACAATTTTAGCTATTAGAAGAAACTGGGATCAAGAAGATCAAGCAAAGAAGAAAAAACATTTCTTTACACATTTTACAATGATTCCAGGATTAGGTTTTTACGGATATGGTTATCTACATTTAATTGGTGGATTAACTAAAACAGCTACGTCCTCTATGCGTCAATTAATTGATGCTGGTACTTTTGCAAACTTGCCAGGGGGTTTCAAGGCACACGGTCTTCGTGTACTTGCCCCTGATGAGCCTATTGCACCAGGTGAGTGGAGAGAAGTAAATAGTCCTGCGGGCGACCTTGCTAAAGCATTACAACCATTACCATTTAAAGAACCTTCACAAACTTTATTTAATTTAATGCAATATGTAGTTAATACAGCAAAAGAGTTTGCTGATTCTAGTGATCATATTGTTGACAATGCATCTAATTATGGCCCAGTCGGTACGACTATGGCATTGTTGGAACAATCATCCAAGATGTTCAGTGCTGTGCATAAACGTTTACATTCAGCCCAATCTAAAGACTTACGTATTTTAGCAAGATTAGATCATGAGTATTTACCTGACATGTACCCATATGAAGTAGCAGGAGGGGCACAACAAGTTTTTAAAGAAGATTTTAATCTTAAAAGTATTGATGTTATTCCTGTATCAGATCCTAACATGCCCAGTGAGTCACATAGAATTGCAAAAATAAATGCAATTATGACTATAGCCCAACAACAACCTGCATCGTATAATATGGAACAGATTGGTATGGAGTTATTTCAAGCAATGGGAATTGATGAACCTGAAAGATATTTAAAAAAGAAACAACAACCTATTAGCGCTGATCCTATAACGGAAAATATGGCAGTAATGAAAGGGGCACCTTTACAAGCTAAACCTGAACAAAACCATGATGCACATTTAGTAACGCATGCTTTAATTTTACAGAATAAAACGTATCAAGGTAATCAACAAATGATGCAATTATTAACATCGCATATACAAGATCATATGGCATTAAAATACAGACAAGAAATGATGCAGATGATTCAAGATCCACAAATGCAACAAGCACTCATGGCAGGACAGCCACTACCTCCTGAAATGGAAAATCAAATAGCATTAATGGCAGCTAATGCAGCAGATCAAGTTAATCAATTAGATATAGAAAAAGAAAAAATCTTATCTGGTGAGAAAGACAAAGAAGATCCTGTTAGCAAACAAATAGAGTTACAACAAATGGAACTAGATCTTAAACGTCAAGTTCACATGGATAAGATCGCATTAGAAGAATCTAAAATGATTATAGATGATGAGAATAAAGATGAAGACCGATTGCTTAAATCTGAACAGATGAACATGAAGTTTTCAGCAGACATAGCAAGAGATGCTAAAAAAACTGTAAGCATAGCAATGAAAGGAATGAATAAAAATGGATGACAGAAAACAAAAGAAAACTACTGATAATAAAAATAGATTAGAAAATAAAGGACGCAAAAAATATGCAAATACTCCTATAAAACAATTTGCAGAAAAAATTATAGAAGCAACAGGGTTGAATATGTATCTAAAAGAAGAAACATATAAAGAAAACGTTGCAAAAAGTCGTAAAAAAAAGCTGTGGGATACTATCAAATATCCAAAAGATAAACAAGAAAACAGAAACAATAAGAGGCCATAATGACTAAAGAAACTCATAAAACTAAAAGTGGCAAAACTGCTAAAAAAGGTCTGTGGTACAATATTGCACAGAAGAAGAAAAAAGGAAAGAAGATGCGTAAGAAGGGTGCTAAAGGCGCTCCAACTGAAGCAGCTATAAAACGAAGTCAATCAAAAGGATAATATATGCCAGCAGGAAAAGGAACTTACGGAAGTAAAAAAGGAAGACCACCTGAAAAGAAAAAAAAGAAAAAAGTAAAAGGTAAAGTAAATAAACTAGACATGAACAAAGATGGTAAAATTACATCAGCAGATTTTGCTATGTTAAGAGGTAAAAAGAAAAAGAAGAAATAATGGCTAAGAAGACTGCAGCATGGACACGCAAAGAAGGAAAAGACCCTAAAGGCGGATTAAACGCTAAAGGGGTCAAATCCTATCGTAAAGCTAATCCTGGTTCTAAACTTAAAACTGCAGTCACAACTAAGCCATCTAAATTAAAGAAAGGATCTAAAGCAGCCAATAGACGTAAGTCATTTTGTGCTCGTATGTCAGGAATGAAAAAGAAATTAACTAGTTCAAAGACAGCTAAAGATCCTAATTCTAGAATAAATAAGTCCTTGCGTAAATGGAATTGTTAGGGTATAATGTCAAAGCAAAATAGAAATTATAGAAAAGAATATGATAATTACCATTCTACTGAAAAACAGAAAAAAAGACGTGCTAGCCGTAATGCGGCTAACAAACTAAAAGGTAGAAAAGGTATGGATGTTGATCATAAGGATGGAAATCCTTTAAACAACAACTCTAGTAATCTGGTTGTAAAATCTAAAACTGCAAATAGATCATTTAAACGTACAAAAAAGGCAACAAAAGCATGAAGAAATTATTAGTAGTATTAATGTTATTAACGTTAGCATCACCAGCTTTAGCTGATTCAACAAATGATGATAATGACCAAACAAATACTTCGGGAAGTAA